TGTGACATTGTTTACCAATGACGACGCAACATCGGGTTTAGTAATATTGCTGGCAGCGCTGGCTGTATTTGCTAACCCTGCTGCAGCGTTAATAATTGCTGCTTCATTGCCTGAGTTAACCGCGTTGACTAAGTTTAACGCCGCACCAGCAGTTTTAACATCTGCGCTACCTGTCAATTGGCCTGCAGCGGATAAAGCCCCTGCCCAATTACCGTTGTCAACATTGATAGCTACGTTAATTGCGTTGCCAGCATCTGCCAAGGAAATAGTATCCGTTAGCATTGTGGTATTGGCCAAAGCTCCAATACTAGGGTTATTCACCAAAGATGTAACCAAGCCGCCAATGTCGCCTTTGTCTATTGCGCTAGCAACACGAAGACCCGTTGCAGCATCCGTAAAGCCGCCAGCACCTGCCAAACTTGCCAAGCCGCCTAGTATGTCACCTTTATCAATAGCAATTGCAGCGTTGATGGCTTGTGCAAACGGCGCAACACCAGGAATAAACGAGGCAATTGCTAAGAAGGGGGCAAGGTCACCAATGTCGCTACTGGACGCGCCAGTTGTATAAAAGATGGGGGATCCATCTGCATTAAACTGCACGCGGTAACCGGTATTCCCCTTGCCTGCAAATGTACCGCCAAAAGCATTGCCAGTCTGTCGCTCACTGTAAGTATTGGCTACGGCTTGACCAGTTTCTTTATTGCCAAATGTGGTTTGCCCGGTGTCTACTACTAACTTACCATCTACTGCTTTAAGTTTAGATGGGTCAACTTGGCTGTATGACTCACCATCGGTTAAACCATAAATAGTATCTAGTTTTGCATCTTTAGGAACCTCTACAATAGTAGAAATTTCACCGCCATCTTGATCGTATTGGCCTGAAGGTTTGACAATGTAAGAAAATGTTTGGCCTGTATTTTCATCTGAACCTGTAAACACAGTCTGACCATTAAACGATTTACCAATTTCTTGAACCTGTTCATAAACAGGAACCTTACCAAACTGGGTAATGTCAGTAGCGCCGGTGTCAGCAATGATCTTAGCCATGTCTTTGGCATTGGCTTCGGCTGAACCATGACCTTGGCCTGACCACTTATCAACCGTCCCTTGAGCAAGAATCTGCTGGGTAATTTTATCTATAGCAGCATCTTTCTTTTGCTCTTCTGCTGAAGCAATGTAAAAAAGTGGCCCACCTGAACCTATATTGCCCATCTTAAGTCCGGGCAAAGTCGGGTTAAGCGCCCATTCGTCTAGAGCTTTTATTTGCTCAGGCGTTAACACAATGTCAGGCTCAATCGCCACTGCTTGCGTAACTGGTGCTGCTTGCGCTAACGCCCCTTGCGTAACTGCTGGTGTTGTTGCAGCTGGTTCTGTACCTTGCGCCCTTGCCTCAGCAACAGCATTTTGAAAACTAGCAATTTCATTTGCGTCAATACTATCCCCAAAGCCTTGTTTCCAAAAGGCCAACCCGCCAGGGTCAGCTTCACGACCGGCGTATTGCCTATACAAGTCTTCAACTGTAGTAACTGGTGGTGGGGCACTTACTGCCGCGGGCGCGGCACGTTGCTCATTAGCGCCGTAATTGTCATAGTGGTAATCAGAAAATTCTTTTGCAGACATGCCATAAGAATTATCTGCATAAGCTGCTGCCACGTCTGGGTTGGCTTGGAAATATGCCGGCGCTATTGCTGCCTCATACCTAGCAGCAACGTCTGCAACATTAAGCCCAGTTGCTTGCGCCATTTGCTCAGGTGAAACCCCTGCTGCTTGCATTGTCGATGCAATCAATGCGTCGTCGGCACCGGGGTTAGCGTTAAGCCAGCCTAGAATATCTGCGTTAGTTACTGCCATAGTTAGCTTGTTGCTGGGTTAACTGCGTTGACAAGCTGCTCAGCCCATTCTTGCCAATCATCAAACTGATACGGTCCGGGGATACCCTCATTGGTAAACACGTCAATGGATTTTAATCCTGCGCCCCATTCTTGCCAATTAGTATTTGCATCAGGAATTGATAACTGCTGCGCTGAGTATAGCTCAACCATAAGGCAAGCCCATGACTCAAAGGTGTGATACCTAGGGTCGTAGACCTGAGCAACGTTAAGTAGATTAGCCATAAGGTCTTGAGTCTCCAACATCCGCGTCTAGCAAGATCTTACCTACTTGGTAATCCCCGCCTGCCACGTTAGATACAAACTTCAATCGCAGCTCACGACGCTGTTCACGCATGTCAATCTTGCCGGTGCTAGAGCTAAAGGTGTAAGCCGCTGAGGTTACGTCAGCTGTTTGCGCAAATGGTCGACCCGTGACATACAAATCCATGTCACCTTCTTGTATGAAGTCAGGCTCTACACGCTCTAGTCTTAGCCATCTATTCTCACCTACAGGGCTAGGCTGCGATGGGCCGCCTGCAACCAGACCTAGATCACTAGTTTCAAAGTAGGACTCAATGGCAACAGACAGCGCACCTACAATTTTATCTGTGCCAATCTCATTTTGAAACAAAGACACAAAGCTCATCAGCGTACTAACTGTTAAGATAAAGCCTGAACCACCTGCAATTGATGCAGACAGCGTATTGCCAATTGCGTAATTGACGCCATGCCCATTGATCACCACAGCAGTCACTATTCCACCAGCAACGGTAATGTTTGCAGTGGCTCCGGTACCGGCACCACCAGTCAGTGCTTGGTTGGTGTATGTACCATTAGTATACGCTGATCCGCCATTGGTAATGGTGGCAGTCAAAATACCGCCTGTAGCATTTACATTCCAGTCAGAACTAATTGGGAAAGGAAAGACTTGTGAAAAGTAACCTGCTGATCGCTGAGCGCCTAGCGCAAAACCTGCGTCATACCACACATTCTCACGTACGTTATAAATGACAGCGTTGTTGCATTCAGTAGCAATGCCTGATGGATAGAACCACCAGATCTCGCCAAAGCGAGGAACCTTGGTTACCCAAACTTTTTCACGCTGTGCGTAGTTCAGGTTATCGAAGAAGTAGTTTTGGTTAAACGTGTTCGGAATCTCTTTTACAACACCGTTATAAAGCAAGAAGCGGTCAACGCCGCACCAGTAATACACACCGTCATACTCAATGACTGACTGGCTTGAGAGGATAGATGACTGACTTGAAATTAAGTCATACCGCCAGTACTGCGGAGGTGAACCTGAGCCACCGATAAATGAAACACGAATTAAAGAATCCAAACTCCAAAAGAGACCCGATGGTGCATTTGAACCACCACGTACAGGTAATCCTTGGACAATCTTGCCGGTGGCCACTGAGACCTCGTTAGCATCAGCAGATACCCAATCATTCACATTTCCAGCTGAGCAATTACTAATGAGCCCGTCATTGCCATAAACAAACACGTAGGGGTGAAGCGTAACCACTCCGCCAGATACAGAGATCTGATTATCAAAAGTTAGTGTAATGCTGGCGCCATTGGCTGTTGCATTTGCAGAAATTACCAGCGTTGTGCCTGAAATGGATACAACGGTTGCGGCTGAAGGAATACCAGTGCCTGTTACTACTTGGCCTGCGCCAATTTGCGTATTAGCAGCAGCCAGAGTAATGGTGGCTGAACCGCTAGTAATAGTGGCAGCAACTGCTGTAAATATGCCAATTTGGCTTAAGCTTGTGCCTGTAATTAAACCACCAAGAACAGGCGTGTTAACATTATTGTCAATCAGTGTAAGGTTCTGTCCGGGGTGCGCAAGCAACAAGTTATTACCTGAGCCAGTGCCATCAAAGAAAGTATCAAACTGCCAAAGATTATTTGCATTTGCAGTAAACCCAGACAATGTTATATCCGTAATGCCTGAACCAGTGCCGGTATTGCTAATAGGCAAAACTTGTAAACCACCTGAATAGCCATTAAAGACGTTGTTAAAGTTTTGTTGTGGGTTCAAGTAAATACCACGACTTGGACCTGCCAAGTCGTCTACAATCTCTCTATAGCCGCCCATCTTACGCGGACGACCGCGTTGAAACCGCACCCAGCTGCCGTCAGTGTATGCGTCTGCATCAAAAGTTGTGCCATCCCGTTGAATTCCGGGCTTTGTATCAAGGGCAAAAACTTTTTTGGTCATGTGAAAGTACCTCCAGCAATGCCGGTGGTAAACGTACCAGACCCAGTCACAGAGACCCCAGTTGCAGTTACGCCAACACGTTTTGTGCCAAGAACAGCAATGCCAAGCTCACCAGCCGCAGGACGATACAAACCAGTACCAGTTTCAGCGGCAAAGTTAAGCGCAGGCGTTCCTACGGTTCCATCAACCAAGCTCACTACAGTAGCGCCAGCTGTTGTTGTGTTGGCGTTGAGAAAATTGGTTCCGTCGCAGATAAGGGTGGCTTGTTGCCCCGGCGGTATGGTCGCTGCAAAACCCAAACCCGTTGTAACCGTTAAGCTAAAACCGTTGTCAGTCGTTTGGTTTGAGATGACGTACAAGTTCACCACAGCAGGGAACGTCACAACAGAGTTGCTTGACAGACTGCCAACGTACTCTTGAATGTTGTTTGCCGCCTCGTTGTTAGTCAGCGTAACAGCGCCACCAGTAACGTTCTTTGTAAGCGCGGTAAACGCAAACTGTGAGCTAACACCGTAGCCAATAGTGACGTAGGCTGTCCCTGTGCAAACAATAAACGCAGACTCTGTTGGGTTGAAAGTCTTAGTTGAGTTGCCATCAATCAGCTCGGCCCCAGTGCAAGACACAATGAATGAGCCTGTGCCATTGTTCTTAAACAATGTAAACCAGTTGTTACCTAGCGTTGCTGCGGCCGGAAGTGTTGCAGTGCCTGAGCCGCTACTCCACACTCTGGTTTGCGCCCTATCAGTTGTTGCAAACGTAGAGCCTGTAGTAATTGCAGCTGAGGGGTGGCTTTGATTTAATGTCGCGCCACTTGCAACTAATCCATAACCTGCCAGTGTGGCAGCATCAGCGCTGGATGTGCCAACACCAAAGGCAATAACGCCCCAAGTGCCTTGGCTGGTTGAATTAGTTGTTATATAGATATACTTGGACTCACCGGCAGCCACTGAGACGATGGTTCCTGTTCCAGCGTAGTCCTTAACTGTGAATGTATTGGCGCCAATGTTACGAATTAAAGCGTCGTTGCCAACGGATGTCTGATCCGCCGGTGGCATATACAAGTTAAGACTACCAGCAGTTGCCGTGACCTGCATGATACGTGCAGCAAAGTCAGAGTTGGTTGTGCTATTGGAAGGCCAGTTTAATTGCGTGTTTGCAGTTAGCGTGACGGCACGGAAGCTAACATCCGTTGGCTGAATAACGTCGCCAGTGAATGGGCTTACATAGCTCATGAATCCACCGCTACGGCTTGACGATCTGCAATACGAAGCTTATCTTCAGCCATCAATGTTTGCATGATCAATTCATAATTTTGTTGCCACATTGGCATGCGCTCATCATTCTTAAGGAATGGCATAGCCTGCATGAGGGACCCATAGAGCAAGGCTTGTGGCGCGTAAATAGTAAACCAATTGGTTTGGTTTGATGAGTCCAGAGGCTGTACTCGTTCATAGTAGAGTACCTCAAACGCGTAGTTAGCATTTGGCGTGGGTGCTATCAACCAATTGGAATAATCATAGTCGCAGTAATACAACGGCACGTCAGTGGCTGTTGAATCTGGCCAGTAATTGCGAAGGTACTCATACTTACGAAGCAGTACGGGCTGGCGCTCACCACTTACAGTCACATTCATGGAAACAGTTTTATGCCAACGGGCAGGCTTGGCAATAACGCCATTGCCTAGCACCATATTACTTGTGTTGACCGTTAAGTTGCCAAGGAACTTAATCTGGCTAGCAATAATCTGCTCAGCCAACATAATGAAAAGTGGAATCTTTGCTATAGTGGCGGCGTCAGTACGCTCCAGATAAGACTGGATGTTCTCCACTAAGGAGTCATAGGTCATTACAGCAGCAGTTGCCATACTTACTTACTCCGCTTCCTAGCCATAGCCATATTATCAACTAAATTAGGATAAGGTCTACCTGCTGCTTTAGCTCTTGCTTTTGCTGCCGACTTTTTCTTCGGCGAAAGAGGCTTAGGTTTACCTAATGATTTTGGCCGTGGTTTTTCCCAAACAGGCTTACTTGATGCCATTTTAATCACTCCTTAAAAATAAAGATATAAGATTTTTCACGTGAGTAAAGCGCACTCAGCAGTGCGGCGTTTTAATAACCCAGGTAGTACTTTACCACCACCTTTAGTCCAGAGCATCAGTTGTTCTTTTGCGCCTTCCCAATCATTGGCGTTGATTTTCCTCTTTAACGTGGATGTTTGCAAGCGCCCAGTGCCCAAATTGTAAGCAAAATCCACGATGGCGTTGCACCTGCGAACATCTGTAATGAGGCCGGGGCAGTTACGCAGAACACCGGGCAAGTACGTATGCTCAAGCTCAATCATCAAAAGCGCCCGTGCCGTGGGTTCATCCATCGGGGCATCTTCCAGAGTTACTTTGCGCTTATCTGCGTAGTAGGTAGAGCCGTAACCAATCGTGGCTACGTTGGCAGGGCAAAGATACGGCTTGGAGCGAAAGCCCTCAAACCGTCTGCACATTTCTGCGGCTAGTTCTAGGTTCATAACCCGCGTTGCTTCAGAGTTCTATCGAGGAACCAATAGTTAATTGTTCCAGCCAAAAGTGCCGAGAAGTCAGGCGACATCATCATCTTAAAGACTTCCATAGGGGAAGCCCCTGCAATCCATGAGTTCCAGCCAAACCACAGATGCACAAAAGACCAAACCAAAAGAATCCAGTACGTAACAACAGGGCGAACCGATGCAGACAGACTAGCCGCCCAACCGCCTGCGGCCTTGACCATTGTTGCTTGTTGTTCAATTGCAGAGTTAAAGGCATCCATGACCCCTACGTCAACTGCCGCTTCTCGCTGTGCGCCAATCTCAGCCAGTTTCATCTGACCTCTGATTTGCTCCAGTTCACATTGACGGGCAAACATAAGCATCTCATGCGACCGTTCGTTCTTTTTGTCAAAGAACTTAAGAACTTCAGGAGCCAAGCGAAAGATACCGCCTAGCGCCCCACCCAATATGCCACCAAATACTTCAAACATTTGATTCCTTAATCGTAAACATTAGATTCTTATGTGACGGGTAGTTCACAATAACTTCACCTTCTGGGCACTTGTATTTGATGTGCGCCATCAAGGTAGCAACTCCGGGTGTTACTTGTGAAGTAGTGTCAAGCTTGAACTTATACCCAAACTTATCCACTGTGTCGCTGGCTGGGCCTGAAAACGTTGCAATGCTAGGCTTGGCTGGGTGTACGACCAACTCAGAATCCCGCACCTCTAGCTTGAATGCCGTAACTTCGCAGTTATCCCTAATCTTCTGACGCGCCACTACAACCTTGAATTCGCCGTTTGCAGGCGCATCAGATATTTGAAAATGCTCTGGCGACCACTTAAGGATGTCTTTGTGAAACACACCAAACTTATCGGCAAGTGTATAGCCCCCGCCAATCATGGCAGTTGAGGCAGTTACTGCGCCAATAATTTTGGTGTAATACTCAAGTTCCATTTCTTTACCACGCCCATGCAATTATGTAAGTACAAAAAATAACAAAGGCCGATATGCAGGCGGCTGCAATGATTGCCTCTGCCCAGTCTCGCATGTCACAACCCCAAAATCTTTTTGACGAGCTCGCCTGCGACGCCCGGCCCGAACAGGACGCAGACGATCACCCCGTACAAGAGGTACTCAATCTTCGTCATGCGCTTGTCCCCATCACGCAAAGAACGATCTATGCTGTTGTAGCGTTCTGAGCAGATAGCTTCATGCACGGCAAGCTTAGTCTCCATTGTTTCCATCTTCAACCTTTGGAACCTCTGGTGGTTTAGCCGCTTCTTGAATTGCTTGGATCAACGCATACACCTCTTGGTATGGGCGTGTGCCAAGGTAACCAAGGACTTGGTTTACTGTTTCAATTGGTAATTGCAAATTCATGTCACTTCCTTTTCAACTTTTTCCATAAGTTCTTTAAGTCTTGGGTCTAACTCAACCTCTGAAGGTTTTTTGTTTCTGATTGCTTTTTCTTCGTCAGTCAGGTCAACAACAATCAAATCAACAACCCACTGACCATTGCTTTCGTATGGTGAGCCAAATCGCAATTTTTGGTTTTGACTGTCAATTGAAGGTTCTGGCGAAACAGTCACTGGTGCGTATGTGCTTGGACACACAAACTCCTCACCAATTTCTGGATGGTCAAGGCGAATATCGCCCTCATACCGAGGGAACTCAAGAGTCAAAAGATTGATGTAGTTCATGCTATTTTCGCAGTCGTAGGCAAGAATGTTGTATTTGCAATTGTTGGGGTTGATGTTGTTGATGTTACGCCCGAACCTGTTGAGTAAGAACTACCAGACCAAGAGCCAGTTGCCCCACTGCTAATTGTGTAAGACGACGCGCTGTATGCCCAAGAGCCGTATGTTCCTGTTTGCGAGCCGTCTAAAGGCAAGCGAATAACAACAGCCCTATTGGGCGTTGAATTTTGCCCAATAGTCACAAGAAACGCAGAGTTTGTGTTGTCAATTGCTATTGAAGTCGGAGTTATGGTTGCACCTGTGTAAACCAAATTCCTTTGCCATTGCAAAGTTCCTGAAGAATTAAACTTCAAAATAGTCACAGTGCTTGATGCACCGCTTGGCTGAGTAAAGCAATACACATTACCGCTTGAATCACAATTTACCTGATGGTAGTAATAAAGCAAATCACTGCTGTACCTACTCCATGAAACGCTTGTTCCGTTACTTGCGTCAACTTTCCAAAGCGCCCATGTATAGACGCTTGGGGCGTATGCGGCGGCATATATAAACGAATAAGTTGGGTCAACTACCGCAGAAACTAAACTGCCGCCATAGCCAGTTCCCAAGGTTGTAAAGTAAGTTACAGAACCACTGTTTTGCATTCTTATCAAGAAGCCCTCATAGATAGTGGAGCCACCACCTATGTAAATGCCAGATGAATTAACAGAGCCAAAAGACAGATACGCATAAGGTCGTGATGATAAAACGGTAGTTGAGGCTTGAATAGCGCCCGAACTGTTTGTTTTTATCCAAACCCCATGCAATGAACTGTTTTGACCTGTGATGTAAAGATTATTGCTTGAGTCGATGCCAGCAAAATTTATGAGAGCCACGCCAGTAGCGACGGTTTGAAAATTCCACTGGGCAACGCCAGAAGAATTGAACTTTGCGTAAAACCCCGGCTGGGCTGATGTGCTTGTGTAACCTACAGTCAATACATTACCTGAAGAGTCTACCGTGCCGTTGTACAAAGAGCCTTGGTCTGCCCCACCCCAATGGTAAGATTTTGTAAAAATCAAATTGCCATTGATGTCAATTTTTGAGATATTCCACGCTTGGGGATACGGGCCTGCCTGCGGACTCATACCAAACACTGGATAAAAATTTCCAGATGAATCAGTGTTGACATTATTTTGTTGCGTGCTAATGGTGGTGTAACTTCCAGCAGTTGGAGGCGCAATCGTCATAATCCAATAAATTGGCGGATTGTTTCCAGCGGTAGGCCAGATGCTTTGCACCGTCAATTGCGCTTGCTGAGTCAGCGTCCAAATGCCTTGCGCCGTACTGTTGTAGTACGGGCCTGATGGGGTTGGAGGGGTCTTGGTTACCCAGCCGCCGGGGTACTGTTCACTCATGCCGCCACCTCAATCCAAGATAGTGTTTCTTCATCCCAATCATAAACTTTGCCATCATCTGGTTTAGGAATGGGGGGAGCAAACTGACAAATGTCTTCGTAAAAAATCCATGAGGCGCAAAAACCTGTGCGCGCCCACTCCTCTTTAACGGCATTTTGACGAGCCGTTTTTTCTTCCAAAGTCATTGGTCGAATGTGGTGAAAGTCTTGGAAATTGTTTCCAGACTTTCTGTAAGTTGTGCCTTCGTAGATTTCGTAAACACCAAGAGAAGGAAACTCAAGGCGAACAAACTCAGCAAATTCAGGCGGCAAATTATTGATGTCAATGTGCGGAAACGCTTGAACAAAGTTGTCACCCATGATTGGGTGGTCTACCGCGACACCATCTTTAACGCGAATAAATAATTTCATTTTTTTCCTTTATATAGCGTTGGATGGGAAAGTAAGGCCGCCCCAAACAATCCGCACTGCGCCAGCGTAACCTCCGCCAGAAACAGACGCGCTTGTTCCAGCAGAACCTCCGCCTTTTGAAGCCGCTGGATAAGCACCGCCAGTGTTTGAAAAAGCGCCGTTTTGACCGTAAGAACCACCTTCTCCAGAACTAATTGGGTCACTAGAAGCCGCAGTATAAGTGCCACCAGCCCCCGTGGTTCCAATGCCGTAAACGCTTACGCCACCGCCACCAGCGCCAAAAGAGCCTGAAGTACCACCAGCGCCACCACCACCGCCACCAGAACTTGTCGCCGCCGCAAAACCGCTATTTGCGCCTTGAGCGCCACCATTACCACCATTACCCGCATAGCCCCCAGCGCCACCACCACCGCCACCAGAAGAGCCTGAACCAGAAGCCGCGCCGCCGTTACCGCCATTGCCGCCGCCGTCGCCAACATAATCACCACCAGAATTTGACCCAGTAGCCGCCCCACCTTTGACAGTGCCTGTGGAAATAAAATACGAATCAAGGCCATTGTTGCTGTCTCCAACTACAACCGTGTAGGAGTTACCCGGTGTAACGGCGATATTGTTCTTCCACCCCAGACCACCACCACCTCGACCGTAATAAGCGTTGTTCGCCCACGCCAAAGTTGGGCCAATACACACAACGCAGACCGAAGTAACGCCAGCAGGCGCAACAAATGAAAATGTTCCTACATTTTGAAAATATTGCGAACCCGGACCTCCTCCAGTATTTGCCTGAAGTTGCTGGCGCATAGTCCAAAGACCAGTAGCGTAACTTGTCGGCGCAGAGTTCGATAACTTCGCACCTTTATATCGGAATGACATAAGTCGCTCCTATCAAGATGTGATTGCTTCGTATGATGATGTCAATTCAATCGCACTACCAGTACCCACAGTCACCACGATGGATTGAGATTCACCAAGGTAAATTGCTGTGGTCTTGTCAATGATAATCAATGACGCATTTGCTGGCACACTGATTTGGTAAGCAATACGATAAGCCGTGCCGCCGCCACTGACCGCACTATTGACTGAGACCGTTACTGCAACAGCAGAACCAGTCACATTAGACGCAACAATGTTGTCAATTTTATTGACCGTGCCAGCCGCAGGAGTCAACGCAGTCCATGTTGTTGCGCTGGTCGTGCTGGGGATTAGGTACGATGTATTCCCGTAAATCGAGGTTACATTGACTATGTTTGGGTTTGCCATGATTGCTCCTTAGAATCCAAAAATCATCGCCATTGCGATGGATTTGCCTATTGAAATACCGCCTGCCGCCGCCGCCCAAGTAGGTGCCGCACTCGCGCCGCCAGATGTTAACACTTGACCTGCTGTGCCGTAGTCTGGGGTTCCACCAATACCAAATTGACCTGCGGCGCCAAACACAAAGCGCTGTGCGGAGTTAGGCTCAAATGAGATTACCCCATTTTTTGAATTTCTGAAATTGATGTCAGTCCCACCGTGATAAATGTAACCACCAAGAGTCCCGTTAATACCAAAATTCAATATTGCGCTTGATGGGCCTTCAATAGTGATGTTTCCTCGATTACCCGAAGAGTTATAAACAGTGCCGCCACCAACAGTCAAGTCAGTGCCGCTACTAAAAGTTAAGTTTGCGCTGGATTGAAATGCGCTTGTGCCGTTGCCGAAAGGAATACGATTGGCGGTTAGCGTTGTAAGACCTGTGCCACCATTAGCTACTGCTAAAGTGCCTGCAAGCGTGATTGTTCCAGATGTGGTGATTGGGCCGCCTGACGTAGTTAAACCTGTCGTACCGCCTGATACGTCGACCGAAGTAACCGTTCCGCCAGTCCCTGTTGCATTGATTGTGATTGCACCCGAAGCATTGGTGATGGTTACACCTGTACCAGCAGTTAACGTCGTGCGTGTAAAACCTGTGCCGTTGCCAATGTCTAATGCGCCGTTAGCTGGTGTGGTTGTAAGACCTGTTCCGCCGTTAGCAACAGGTAACGCCGTACCAGACAAAGTGATTGCCAACGTACCGCTCGTGGTAATTGGAGACCCTGCAATAGATAAGAACGCTGGCACAGTAGCCGCGACGCTTGTTACTGATCCTGAAGCACCTGCATTCGATGCCAACAAGGTCACAGTACCTGCGCTGTTCTTTGCGTACAGCTTCATGTCAGCGATGTTTAAGCCGAGTTCTCCATTGGCAAGGTTGCCAGACGTAGGAACAGCAGAAGCCGTTGTGCTGTAGTACAGCGATATTGGGGTGAAGCCTGAAGCCGCCATTAGAAGGTTCCTCCGAAGATGCCAGTTGTGGCAGTCACAGTAGTAAAATTACCAGTTGCCGCAGTCGTTGCACCGATAGTCGTGCCGTTAATTGTCCCACCAGTGATAGCTACTGCGCCAGCACTTTGTGTTGACATTGTCCCGAGTCCAGTGATCGCTGAGTTAGGAATGGTGGTAGACGCTGTCATGGCGCTTGTGCCGTTGCCGTACACATAGCCGGATAGTGTGGTTGCACCTGTACCGCCGTTTGCCACTGGTAAAGCTGTGCCAGACAAAGAAACAGCCAAAGTTCCACTTGTTGTGACAGGGGAACCAGTCACAGACAAGAATGAAGGAACAGTCATAGCAACCGATGTTACGGTGCCACCAAAAGACGGTGTTGCAGAGATCGTGATGCCACCAGCAGTGTTTGAAATGGTGACGTTTGTGCCAGCACTCAAAGTTGCCAGTGAATAACCAGAACCGTTACCGATTGGAAGCTGTCCATTCGTTGGTGTAGCTGTTAAACCAGTACCGCCGTATGCAGTGCCAATTGCTGTACCGTTCCAAGTACCAGCCGTTAACGTGCCAACACCAGTGATGCCAGTGTATGAGCCACTGATTCGACCTGTTGGCAGTGTGCCAGACGTGATATTGGCGGCATTGGTGGTGTCAGTCGTTGCGGAAGCGGCTAGACCAGAGACAGCGCCTGCGGCAATAGCAAT